CCGCCGCTCACCGATGACCAGCTGGCCGAGTTCGACCGGCTCTTCGGCTCGCGCTCGGTCCCCGCCCAACCTACGACCGCCGTACCGGGAGCATCGTCATGACCGCCCTGACCCGGGCCGCTGCGGCGGCCGACCGAGCCCAGCACATCCGCCAGCGTGCCGACCGCCCCTCGCACCGCCGTTGCGCCGAGGCGCCCGCGGCGCGCGCCACCGTTCGCGCCACCCTGTCCGGCGTGCAGCTGCGCGAGTCCGGCGACGGCGGCGGCACGCTGGAGTTCGTCGGCCAGGCCACCGTGTACGAGCAGGCCTACGAGATGTGGGACATGTTCGGCCCGTACACCGAGATCGTCTCCGAGGGCGCAGGCTCCGACTCGCTGGCGCGCGCCGACCTCGACGTGCCCCTGGTCCTCGGGCACGACCAGCTGCGCCGCCTGGCCCGCACCACCACCGGCACGCTGTTCCTGACCGAGTCCGCCAACGGCCTGGACGTCCGTGCGCCCGCGCTGGACCCGGCGGATTACGACGTCGCCTACATCGCGCCGAAGCTGCGCGCCGGCCTGGTCGACGAGATGTCGTTCGCGTTCCGCATCGAGTCGGGCCAGTGGAGCCCGGACTACACCGAGTACCGGATCAACCGGTACGACATCCACCGCGGCGACGTCGCGATCGTCGGCTACGGCGCCAACCCGTACACCACCTCGACGCTGCGCCAGCCCGCGGCCGCGCCGTCGACCCGGGCCCGGGCGCTGCTGGAACTCGGCATCGCCGGAGCCTGACCCCACGTTCTTCCCGCCGCCCGGCGGGAGTTACTGCCCTGCGCTCGCGCGCACGAGTCCGCCCGGCGTCATGGCCTCGGGCGGCCGTCTGACCTGGACACGGGGCGCCTGTCACCACGACCAGAAGGGACGAGCCATGACGCTCGCCGAACTGATCGCCCAGGCGCGCACCGCGCTGGACACGGCGATCACCAACCGCCGCCAGGAGCAGGACGCACTCGTCGCCCTGCGCTCCGACGAGAACCTGACCGAGGAGGCGGTGCGCGCGCAGATCGAGCGCCGCGACGCCGCCGACGCCGAGGTCACCCGCCGCCAGCAGGCCCTCGCCGACCTGGAGGCGGAGCAGGCCCGCGAGGACGAACTCGCCGCCCTCCAGGCCCGCACCACCCCGGCCGCCCACCGGGCGCCGACCTACGACCGCGTCCACCGCGTCGGGCAGGACGAGCGCACCTACCGGCCCGACCAGGACGCGCGCGGCCAGCAGTTCCAGTTCGACGTGAGGGCCGCGTTCCTCGGCGACTACGAGGCACGCGACCGGCTCATGCGCCACATGCAGGAAGAGCGCGTCGAGCGCGGCCAGCAGATCCGCGCGGTCGGCACCGGGGCGTTCGCCGGCCTCGTCATCCCGCAGTACCTCACGGACATGTACGCGCCGCTCGCGCGCGCCAACCGACCGTTCGCCGACGCCTGCCGCCCGCACATCCTGCCGCCGACCGGCATGACCGTGGAGATCTCCCGGATCACCACCGGCTCGAACGTCGACAACCAGTCGGCGGAGAACGCGGCCGTGCCCGAGCAGGACATGGACGACACCCAGCTGTCCGTCCCGGTGCGCACCGCGGCCGGCCAGCAGACCGCCTCGCGGCAGTCCATCGAGCGCGGCGCCGGCGTCGAGGACGTCATCCTGGACGACCTGTTCCGCGCCTACGGCAGCCGCCTGGACACGACCATGCTGAACGTGGCCACGGCGGGCCTGACCAACGTGGCCACCGCCGTCACCTACACCGACGCCACACCCACCACCGCCGAGCTGTACCCGAAGGTCATCGAGGGCCTGGCCGGGGTGGAAAGCTCACTGCTCGACCAGGCGTCCGGCGACAACCTCGCGGTCATGCACTCCCGCCGCTGGTACTGGATGCAGAACGCCATGGGCACCAGCTACCCCCTGATCACTCAGCCGGGTGTCGTCGCCCAGACCCTCGGCGCGAACTACGCCGAGGCCTACGGGCGCGGCGTGCGCGGCATCCTGCCCAACGGCACCCCCGTCATCGTCGACAACAACATCGCGACGAACCTCGGCGCCGGAACCAACGAGGACGAGATCTACCTCGTCGACCGGCAGGAATGCCACCTGTGGGAGGACCCGGACGCCCCGGTCTACATCCGCGCCGAGCAGCCCAAGGCCGCCAACCTCGGCGTCCTGCTGGTCGTGTACGGCTACTACGCCTTCACCTTCCAGCGGCAGCCGCACGCCCGCAAGATCTCGGGCACCGGACTGATCACGCCCACGTTCACCGGCGCCTGATCCCCCAACTCGCGCGGGCCCGCTCTGACTCCGGCGGGCCCGCGCGATCCACCCCGGCATCGAGGAGAGACCCATGAGCGACACCCCCAAGACCGAGGACCCCATGGTCGCCGCCCTGCTGCGCGAGCGCGCGGGCTACGTCGGACGCGAGGGCAAGGAAGACCGCGTCGAGGCCGTGGACGAGCAGCTGCGGCTGCGCGGCTACAGCCCGGACGGCGAGCCCCTCGACGAGGAGCCCGACCCGGAGGACGCCCCGAAGACCGAGCCGCGCAGCACGCCGCCGAAGGGCCGCCAGCCGCGCGCCGCCGACAAGGCATGACGTGGCCAACGAGTACGTCACCCTGGAGGAACTGAAGAGCCAGTTCGGCCTTGAGCCGGACGACGACTCCCGGGACACAGACCTCAACCGGGCCCGGGCGTCCGCCTCCCGCAGCATCGACAGGACGACCGGCCGGCGCTTCTGGCTCGACCCGGCACCGGTGGCGCGCACGTTCACGCCGCGCGGCCGCATCGTCCGCGACGACGATGGGGAACTCTTCCTCGTCGACGACATCGGCGACGCCGCGGGCCTGCTCGTCGAGACCGGGTCGGCGGCGTCCTGGTCGGCGGTCACCGGCTACGAGACCAGCCCGGACAACGCGCTCGCCGACTCCAGGCCCATCACCGGCCTGCGGCGCCTGCTCGGCACCTGGGGCACCGCCACGTCCCGGCTGCGCGTCACCGCCCGATACGGCTGGCCCGCCGTCCCGGACGACATCCACGAGGCAGCCCTGATCCTGGCCTCCCGCCTGTACAAGCGGAAGGATTCCCCAGAGGGGATCATCGGCTCGGCCGAGTGGGGCGTGCGCAACCTCAGCCGCCGTGACCCGGACGTGTGGAACCTCATCGAGCCGTTCATCATCCCCGGGTTCTGAGGGAGTACCGCATGCAGATCTCCGCCGTGCGCGAGGCCCTCGCCGAGGCAGCCCGCGCCGTCGTCCTGCCTCCCGGCCTGCCGAGGCTGACCTGCTCCGGCTACGTGCCCGACGCAGTGACCGCGCCTCACTTCTTCGTGGCCGAGTACGAGCAGGACTACGACAAGGCCATGTCGCGGGGCCTGGACGAACTCACCTTCACGACCCGCGTCCTGGTCGGCCGGGCCGACGACAAAGCCGCGCAGCAGCTGCTCGACGCGATGCTGTCCGGCTCCGGCCCGGCCTCGCTGAAGCAGACGATCGAGGTGGCCCGCGGAGCGGCGGGTGAGTACGCGCTGGGCGGCCTGGCCCACGACCTGCACGTGATGCGCGTGCAGGGCTACCGCTGGTACGAGCACGCCGGCGCGACCTACGTCGGCGCCGAACTGATGATCAAAGTCATCGGAGAAGGGAGTAGCTGATGCGGATCCGCATGCTGGTCGCCATGCCCGAGGGCGCGAGCCGCAACGGCGACCCGTGGCCGGCCGAGGGCGAGGAGGCCGATCTGCCCACGGCCGAGGCCGCGCACCTGGTCGCCTCCGGCGTCGCCGAGGAAGTCACCGCCGACCAGGCACCGCGCGCCCGCCGCCGCAAGGTGGCCGACCCCGAGGGCGAGGCGACGTGAGCAAGACGGTCCTCACCAATGTGAGGTGCTTCGCCGGCGGCGTCGACCTCACCTCGAACTCCAACAAGATCGAGCTGTCCACCGAGGTCGAGGACAAGGACGCCACCAACTACGGATCCCAGGGCTGGAAGGAAGTCATGGGCGGCCTCGGCTCCGCGGAGCTGTCCGGCGAGGGCCAGTGGGAGGCGGGTGACCCGAGCAAGGTCGACGACGCGTCCTGGGCCCACCTGGGCGCGGTCATCCCCTGGTCGGTCAGTGCGAACAATGACGCAAGCGTGGGCAGTCTGGCGTACCTGATGGCGGCGCTGCGCTCGGACTACACGCTGTTCGAGTCGGTCGGTGAGATCGCCCCCTGGGCAGGCACCGGCAAGAGCAGTTCGCCGCTGGTGCGCGGGCAGTTCGCCCACCCGCCCGGTACCGCCCGCACCGCCACCGGCACGGGCACCGCCCTTCAGGTCGGCGCCGTTCCGGCGGGCAAGCGGATGCACGCCGCGCTGCACGTGCTCTCCGCGTCGGGCACCACCCCGTCCCTGACCGCGCGCGTGGAGTCGTCCGTCGACAACACCTTCGCCAGCCCGACGACCCGCCTGACGTTCACCGCGGCCTCGGCCGTGGGCGGTCAGATCCTGCGCACGAACGGCACCGCGATCACGGACACGTGGTGGCGGATCGCCTGGACGATCACCGGCACCACGCCCAGCTTCCTGTTCGTCGGCTCGCTCGGTATCGGCGCATAGCCACCCCCGCAACACCACCCCACCCCGGCCCGCACCGGGGCCGTCGTCATGCCCTGGAAGGGGGCCCTCGTCATGCCCAAGATGGTTCTGCTCGCTCAGTACCTCAGCATCAACGCCAACGTCCTGAACACCTTCACCAAGAAGGCCGAGCTTACGGTCGAGGTCGAGGACAAGGACGTCACGAACTACGCCTCGCTCGGCTGGAAGGAACTCCTCGGTGGACTCAAGAGCGCCGAGCTGTCGGTGGAGTTCCTCCAGGACTTCGCCGCCTCCCAACTCGACGCGATCATGTGGCCCCTGCTGGGCACGGTCGTCCCGTTCGAGGTGCGCGCCGACCAGGCCGCGGTCGGCGCGTCCAACCCCAAGTACACCGGCAACATCCTGATCAACGGATGGAACCCCATCGAGGGCAGCGTCGGCGACGAGGCCACCGTCAGTCTCGGCTTCCCGACGTCGGGAGCCGTGACCCGAGCCATCGTCTGATGGCCGGCGGCGGGCCGCCGTTCTCCCTCGGCGTCGAGACGCACGAGGGCCTGGCCGCCCTGGTCCGCGCGATCCGGCGCGAGGAGGACGGCAAGGATCTGCGCAAGGAACTCGCGAAGAACATGCGCGAGGCCCTCAAGCCGGGTGCCGCCGAGGCCAAGAGCAGCATCATGGCGATGCCCGCCCAAGGGCTGATGCCGACGTCGCCCGCGCTGCGCTCGTCGATCGCCAAGAAGATCCGGCCCGAGGTGAAGCTCGGCGGCCGCTGGTCCGGCGCCCGCGTGAAGGCGTTCAAGACGAAGAACGTCCGCGGTTTCCCCAACGCGCCGCGGCGCCTGAACCGGGCGCGCGGCTGGCGCCACCCCGTGTTCGGAAACCGCGAGGTATGGGTGCAGCAGCACGGCAAGGTCGACTGGTTCGACCGCGCTTTCCAGGGCCGTGAAGGCCAGTACAGGGAGGCCGTCGAGGCGGCCATGGAGAACATGGCCCGCCGCATCGCGGACCGGGCCGGATAAGGGAGTCACGTTGTACCTGGTCTACAGCCCCGAGGGGCAGGACGAGCCGAAGCGCTGGACCTACAACCCGCGCAAGATCATGTCGGCTGAGCGGGAGAACATCGAGCGGCTCACCGGCCGCAACTGGTCGGAGTTCACCAAGGACGTCGTCCAGGGCTCGTCCCTGTGCCGCCGCGTCCTGCTGTTCACCTACCTCAAGCGCGAGCACCCCACCGTGAAGTTCGACGACGTCGACTTCGCCTGGGACGAGCTGAAGCTGGAGTACACCAAGGGCGAGCTGATCCAGATCCGCGAGACGGTCGCCGAGTCGGCGAGCGGCCAGGAACGGGCGTCCATCCTCGCCAAGATGGACGAGGAGATCGCCGAGGCGTACGACGATCCCGAGGACGAGGGAAAAGCTCAGCTGCCCGTCGCCGACTGAGCCGCCTCGGCGACGCCGCCCACCTGCTGGGCATGCGGCCCCGCGACTGGGACCACCTCACGGTCGAGGAGAGCGATCTCCTGCTCGACTGGCTGGACGCCTACGAGGAAGCCCAGCGCAAGGCCAACGAAGAACTGAAGAAGGGGCGCTGAGCCGCCCCCTGACCATCAGGGGGCGGGATGAGCGACACGTCGCTGGTGTTCAACCTGGTCGCGCGGGACCGGACCGAGCAGGGCCTGTCCTCGGCGCGGGAGAGGTTCGACACCGCGGCGGCCGGCATCGGCGCCGGGGTGGCCGCCGCGCTCGGCGTTGGGGTGGCGGCCAACCTCGACATGGAGGCGGCCAACGCCAAGCTCGCCGCGCAGCTCGGCATCGGCCCGCAGGAGGCCGCCGAGCTGTCGAAGATCTCCGCGTCGGTGTACGCCAACGCGTGGGGCGACTCGGTCCAGACCGTCAACGACGCGATCCGCGGCGTCTACAACAACATCGGCGACGTCTCCCAGGCCGAGGGCGGACTGGAGGGCGTCACCACCAAGGCCCTCGCCCTGGCGGAGACGTTCGACCAGGAGGTCGGCCCGGCCACCAACGCGGTCGGCCAGCTGATCCGCACCGGCCTGGCGTCCGACGCGGACGAGGCGTTCGACATCCTCACCCGCGGGTTTCAGACCTCGGCGAACAAGGCCGACGACTTCCTGGACACGATCAACGAGTACTCCGTCCAGTTCAAGCGGGTCGGCCTGGACGGGCAGACCGCGGTCGGCCTGATCGACCAGGCCATCGACGCCGGCGCCCGCGACTCCGACCAGGTCGCCGACGCCATCGGCCAGTTCGGCGAGCTGGCCCTGGGCCAGAGCAAGAGTGTGCAGGACGCGTTCAAGTCCATCGGCCTGGACGCGGACACCGTCAAGACCAAGCTCCAGCAGGGCGGCAAGTCCGGCCAGGAAGCGCTCCAGATGACGCTGGACGCGCTGCGCGGCACCAAGGACGAGACGCTCCGCCTGAACGCCGCAACCGCCCTGTTCGGCGATCCCGGCACCGTCATGGGCGATGCCCTGCTCGCCCTCGACCCGGCGGGCGCCGCGGCGTCCTCGGGCATGGACAAGGCCGCCGGGTCGACGGACAAGCTCGTCGAGACCGCGGGCAGCAGTGCCGCCGCCACGCTGGAGAGCTTCAAGCGCAAGGCCGTCACCCAGCTCGCCGAAGTGGCGGGCGTGTTCGTGCAGTTCGCCATGGACAACCAGTCCGTGTTCGAGCCGCTCGCCTACACGCTGATGGGCCTGGCCGCCACGGTCCTGATCGTCAAGGGCGCGATCATGACGTACACGACGATCGCCTCGGTCGTCGCCGGCGCCAACGCCATCATCAACGCGTCGACGTGGACCGTCATCGGCAACTGGCTGCGGATGACGGCGATCGGTGTCTGGGCCTACCTGCGCATCGCCGCCGGCGCTGTCGGCTCCGCGCTCACCACCGCGGCGGCTTGGACCGGCTCCGCGCTGGTCGCCATCGGCACCTGGGTGCTGGCCGTGATCCGGGCCGCGCTCGTCTCCACCGCACAGTTCCTGATCATGGCGGCCAAGGCGATCGCCTGGGCCACGGTCATGGCCGCGCAGTGGCTGATCGCGATGGGCCCGGTCGGCTGGGTCATCGCCACGATCATCGGCTTGACCGCGCTGATCGTCGCGAACTGGGACACCGTCAAGAAGTGGACCGGGCAGGCCTGGGACTGGGTGTGGCAGAAGGTGCAGGCCGCGGCCGGCCAGGTCCTCGCCGGCGTGATGTGGCTGGCCAGGGTCCCGGGCCTGATTGGCGGCTACTTCACCGGCGCCAAGGACGCGGCCGTGCGCAAGGCGCTGGAACTCGTGGTGTGGATGCAGGGCTGGGGCGGCCGGATCTCCAAGGCCGTCACCGGCTTCGGCAGCCTGCTCTACGACAAGGGCGTGGCGGTCGCGCAGGGCCTGTGGAACGGCATCAAGTCCATGGGCGGCTACATCAAGTCCAAGCTGATCGGCTGGGCCAAGGACATCGTGCCCGGGCCGATCGCCAAAGCGTTGGGCATCGCCTCGCCCTCGAAGGTGACCACGGCGCAGGGTCGGTGGATCGCCCGCGGCCTGGTCGACGGTCTGACCGGTTCGTCGAAGCAGGTCAGGGCCGCGTCGTACAAGCTGGCGGACATCGTCCGGGATGCTCTCGCGCCGGGCAAGAAGCGGTCCAAGGCGCTGTCGAAGATCTCTACTGGGACGAACCAGCTGATGAAGCTGGCCAACCAGGAGGCCTCGCTGGCGGACAAGCTGAAGAAGGCCAACAAGAAGCTGGCCGACCTGCGCAAGCAGCGGGACAAGCTGGCCGCCGACGTCCGCAAAGGTGTGCTCGACTCGGCGAACATCACCCAGCTCGCGGGCCAGGACGGCGCGGTCAGCGCCGAGACGATCCTGACCCGGATGACGGACAAGCTCGCCGCCGCCCAGTCGTTCGCGGCGAACCTGGCCAAGCTGCGGGCCAAGGGCGTGCGCGGTGACCTGATCGCACAGATCGCGCAGGCCGGTGTCGAGGGCGGCTCCGCCGCGGCGGCCGCGCTCGCCAACGCGGACCAGTCGACGATCAAGCAGATGAACTCGACCCAGGCGCAGATCGTGAAGGCCGCCGACAAGGCCGGATCGGTCGCGGGCAACGCGATGTACGGGGCGGGTATCCAAGCCGCCCAGGGCATCGTCAAGGGCCTGGCCGCGCAACAGAAGGCGATCGAGCGGCAGATGCTGAAGATCGCGACCGGCATGAAGACCGCGATCAAGAAGGCTCTGGGCATCAAGTCGCCGTCGACGCTCATGGCGGACCAGGTGGGCGCGTTCATCCCGCCCGGTGTCGTCGAGGGCATCAAGCGC